AATCTGGTCGTCGGGGTAGCGGAAGCCCTGGCTGATGCCGTGGGGGCAGAGCAGGTTGTAGGTTTCGGGCAGGCCGGGCGGCGGCCCGTCCGGCAGGTTGTCCAGCACGAGGGTGCGGTCGGCCCCTTGCAGTCGGGGGTGGTCATAGACAAAATCCATCCAGCTCATGTTGGAGGCGCGGAAGTGGGCGTAGCGGTTGGGCCAGATCTGCCGGTCGATCACCTCGCCCACCGGCTTCTCGGTGTGCTTGGCGTAGGTCACGCAGTCCAACGCGGTGCGGTAATTATCGAAGCACTGGATGAAAACGGGCCCTTGCCGGGAGAGGTGGCGGGCGGCGGGCAACATGCGCAGCACGTCGCCCAGGCGCTGATCATAGACCAGGGTGGTCACGGGCCGGCGCCAGGCACGGGGTTGCGCTGGGTGAAGATCTGCTGGCCGAGGGTGTAGTTGGTGGCGGCGTTGTGTCGCTTGAACTGCTCGTCCTGGGGTGCGCCGGTGAAGAGGGGGTTGTTGTGGGCGAAGACGACATCGCGGGCCTCGACGACGCAGCCATCGGCGTAGGCGCGGGCGGTGAACTCGTTGTCGGAAAAGATGCCGGAGCAGGTGTCGTACTCCGGGGCAAAAAGGTGGCCCTGCTGCTCCCACCGCTTGCGGGTGAGGATGGCGAGGCAGAGGAGCTGGTCGGTGCGGTGGCCGTCGCTGACGGCGAGGACGGCTGGCCGGCTGGTGTCTCCGAGGCGCTGGAGGATGATCTTGTCCCAGAAGAGGGGCGGATCCCAATCGTCGCTCGCCTGGATGAGGACGTCTCCCCTGGCCTGCCGGGCGGCGCGGTTCCAGGCGGCCACGCAGCCGCCGGATCCGCTGAGGATGCCCCAGGGGGAGAGCAGGGCGGCGGTGGAATCGTCCTCATCGGTGGCGAAGAGCCATTCGACGCTGGCGGGATCGGCGGCCTTTTTCATCCAGAGGGTGCGGGCATCGATGGCCTGCTGCGCCCGGCCGCGGGTGGCATGGCACACGGAGATGCGGATGGGTTTCTGGGCGCGCCATTGGGCCTCGATCTTGGAGGCCTCGGCGGTGTCGCCCACGGAGCGGGCGGCGGCGAGGTAGAGATCGATGCACTCGAAATCGTAGATCTGGCGCTGGGCGTTCCACTGGGTGATGCCGGGATCGGGCTGGACCATGGCGGCTTTGAGCAGGTGGAAGGCGGTGCCCCAGCGGCCGGCGGAGGCCTGCTCGCGGGCCATGAAGTAGAGGGCCTCGCGTCTGCCGGGGAGGGACTGGTGGGCGCGGCCGTAGGCGGCCATGCGCTGCTCCTCGGAGGGCAGGACGGCGCCGTAGTTGCACCAGGATTCGTAGCGGAGGGTCTTTTCCTGGCTGGGCCACAGGGCGGCGACGTGGGACCAGGGGGCGGACTGGTCTCTGCGGCCGGAGAGAAAAAGCTCCTGCTGCAGGTAGTAGGCGTACTTGCCGGCCTCGGTGAGCTGGCTTTCGAGGATGCGGATGTTGCGCTCGGCGCTGGCGGGTTTGTAGCCGCCGGGGTGGTGCTCGACCCAGGGGTGCTGCTCGCTGGCGACGTCGTAGCCGGGGACGGGCAGGAGGGCCTCGTGGACGGCGTAGTGCCAGCGGCCGGACCAGGAGCCGTCGAGCAGGCGTTTGACCATACGCTCCCGCACGGGGGTGAGTTTGGCGTTAAGGACGGCATAGACGGCGCCGTAGATGCCGAGCTTGGCGTTGGAGGAAAGGGCCTGCATGGCGATGGAGAGGCGTTCTGAGAGGCCGGGGGCGGGAAGGTCATCGGCATCCACCCAGAAGGCAAAGCGTCCCTGGCAGGCATCCAGGGCGGTTTGGCGGGCCTTGGCGAAATGGTCCACGTGGTTCCAGCCGCGGTGGGCGGGATCGTTTTGGTAGTGGACGATGGTGGCGCCGCGGGCGCGGGCGATCTCCTCGGTGCCGTCATCGGGCAGGCTGCCGCGGGCGATGCAGACGACGATCTCATCGGCCAGGGGGCGGAAGGCATCGAGGCAGCGGCCGATGAAGGGGGCCTCGTTGCCGACGATGAGGTAGAGGGAGAGTTGAGGATCTCGTGGCATGGGGCTAGGCCTCGCGGAGGCCGAGGACGAAGCAGGCGGTGTTATCGTCCAGGCTGATGACGCGGTAGGTGGTGCTGTTGACCAGGGCGGTGGTGCCGATCTCCGGCGGGGCGGTCAGCACGGTCTTATCGGCGGTGAAGGTGGCGGAGAGGTCCAGATCGACGCCGTGGAGCTCGAGGTTTTCGCGCTGGGTGACGGTGGAGAGGATGCCGGTGACGGCGGTGGCGCCGAAGGTGACGGTGGTGCCGAACTGGCTGTGGGCGACGGCCAGGGCGTCTTTCAGGCAATCGGTGAACTCGGACACTTCAGGATCTCAGGTAAGGAGAAAGGGCGGCGGACTGATCGCTCAATCCGCCGCCCCTTCAGGAGGTTAGCTTCCGACGATCCGCACGAGGCTGTTGGTCTCCCCCGCTTTCACGCCGTAGATCAGGGCGTAGGTGCGCTGGAGCTTGCCGGTCTGCACGGAGTAGGCCTCGCGGACCTGTACGGACAGGCCGGTGCGGGGCTCGGTGACCACGGAGATGTCGCCGGGGATGGTGACGTTGGTGGGCACCTCCGGGACGCGGGCAGCGATCAGGAGAGCTTCGCGCTGGGCGAAGAATCCCCCGAGGGTGGCGGAGTTGGTGGGGATGGCCGAATACTGGTTGATGTTGAAACCAGCGACCGCCCCGAGGCCGGCGTTGCGGACGGCATCGCCGGAGATCTGGGGGTTGGCCACCACGCTGGAGTCCTTGAGCAGGGCTCCAAAGAAGCTCGGTCCAAGCACCGCGTAGCGGTCGTTGACCGGCACCTTGTTGGAGTTCAGGGTGATGTTGGCCGAGACCGCGGAGGCGTAGGCGAAGGCCGAGGCGTTCACCGTCAGCGCGTTGGTGAAGGAGCTGGTGGTGACGAGGGCCAGCAGGTCTCCGACCATCTGCAGGCCGAGGGCGTGGGCGGCGGAGGCCGCGAAGCGCTCGATCAGGTTGATGTTGGAGGTGGTGCGCTCCTGGTCATCGACGTCGTAGCTGACGTGCTTGAACTTGTTGAGGGTGATCTGCACGTCGGTCTGGGTGGCGGCCGTGGCGACGTAGCCGTTGGATTGGCTGTAGTCCTGGGCCGTCAGGGCGCTGACGCGGTGGGTGAAGATGGAGGCGCCGAACTTGGCGGCCTCATCCGAAAAATCAGCCACGCCGGCCCGAATAAAACTGTAATCGTCAACGAGGATCTCCAGCGCGCGCTGGGCGATGACGTTTGCGTTGGTGGTCCCGAGTGTGTTGGCCATGGTATTATCCTTCGAGGCGTTAGACGCCTAGTTTGCGGAGAAGGGCCACGCGTTTGACGGGGCTCTTTTCCTGGTTGAATTGGTTGAGGATCTCCAGACGGGAAAGTTTGCTGTCGGGCTGGGGGGCGGGGACGGCGGCAGCACCGGCGGAATCCATCTGGATCTTCCGGCTCAGCTCGCTGGTTTTGGCCGAGGGGGCCGCGGCCATCTCCTCATCCTTTTTCTTGTCCTCCATGTAACCCAGCAGGGTGTTGAGCTTGCTGATGACGTCGCGGAGGGTGGGCTCCTTGTCGTCCTCGTCCTCGTCCTTGTCAGCGGCTTTGTCGCCGGCGTGCTCGGGGGTGTGGGCGAGCTCGGCGGTGGCGAGCTCCTCGTCCTTCTTTTCTTTTGCCTGAAGGAGGGAGAGCACGGTGTCGAGCCGGGAGATGACGTCGCGGAGGGTGGGCTCCTTGTCGCAATCGTGGTCGTCGGTGTGGGCGAGGGCTGTGGAGGGCGGGGGCTCCGGCGCGGCCACGGGGGCGGCCGCGGAGAGGTTGGCTCTGACATTATCTTTGGTCATGCACTGCCGAAACGTGTCAACCGGCAGGCGGGTAAAGGCGGAGAAAAGCGCGGCGTTTGCGGCGGGCTGGAGGACCACGGAGACGTCGTAGATCTCGGTGACGCGGGCGAGGCGGCGGCCTTCGCGCTCCTCGGGAACGCCGGAGAAGGTCAGGCTGAGGCCGAACTGGTCGGGCATGATGCCGGCCAGATCCGAGACCTGGGTGGCCTTTTCGCTGTCCAGCAGGCTCAGATCGCCCAGGAGGCGGTTGCCGACGATCTTGAAGTTGGTGACGAAGCCGAGGATGTCGCCGACCTGGGTGGCGCCGTGGCCGTTGGTGACCTTGATCTTGCCCATGGCCTGGGCGACGGCGAGGGCCTGCTGGAGGCTCTGCTCGTCGATAAAGAGGTTGTGGCCGCGGGCCTCGCCGATCGTCAGGATGGAAACATTGGGCAGGGTTTTCGTCATGCCCTGCCCCCGGCGTCAACCCGCCCGCAGCCTTGCCGTGGCAATTTTTATGTAGTCCTCCGATTGCTCGCAGCCCACAAAAGCCATGCCCTCCCGCAGCGCCGCCACCCCCGTCGTGCCCGATCCTGTGAACGGGTCCAGCACCAGCCCGCCCGGGGGCGTCACCAGCCGCACCAGGTAACGCATCAGGGCGATGGGCTTGACGGTGGGGTGGTGGTTGCGAAGTTTCGAACACGGCTTCCCATCCATGCGCATTTCGCTCTCGTATCCAGTGTCACACAGTCTCGGACTTGTCTTTTCATCCAACCCCTCGCACCCCGCATCCCGTTCCCCCCTGCTTGCTTTTGCGCAGTAGAAGAACCGGGCGGCGGAGCCGGAGTCGCCGCCGTAATTGCCTGTGATTTTCTCCCCTCCAACCCTTCCATAACACCCAGCTCCTTGCTTGTGGCCTTCTGTAAGTGCGCCGCTCTTAGTCTGCGGAAACCCCGCCAGCACCTCCCCGCTCCCGTCATGAATGAAGTTGGCGGGCCAGCGGCCAGCAGGATGTTGTGCGCTTCTGTATTCAGTTCCATCGGGTGAGGCGTTAAACACTCGCCCCTCTTGGCAGAATGCGTTGCTACTGCCCCATACCCCAGAGCCAGCCAAACCCTCCACCCTGCACCCATCCACATTAATCGCCCCCGTCCCGTGCTTCAGCACATTCTCCGCCACCGTTCCCTCCAGCGGCTTGCGGGCCACCACAATCGGCTCGTGCGCAGGCTTGAGCGCCGTCCCCCAGCCAATCCACTTGTGGGCGGAGTCGGTCGCCTTGCCTACATTCAGCGACTTCGGGAACCCTGACCCGTAAACCCACATGATCTGATCCCGTATCTCAAACCCCGCATCCTCCACCGCACAGGCCAGCCGATGATAGGTGCGCGACCCGCCAAACGCCAGCAGGTGTCCCCCCGGCTTCAGCACCCGCAGACATTCTTTCCACACCTCCACCTTGTAGGCCACCCCGGTTGCGTCCCATGACTTGCCCATGAATCCCAGCTCATAGGGCG